GTGAAAGGTAACATGATAGATCAAATAGCTACAATATCTACTAACAACGATCCTGAACTTGGTAAAATTATAGCAGATGCTTTTAGAGCAGTGGATAACACAGGTGTAGTAATGATGGAAACGTCGGCTAATGGTAAAACAGAAGTTGAAGTCGTTGATGGTGTTCAGTATAATAAAGGACTGACAAACTCTCATTTCGTTACAAACCTTCAGTCAAAAACCGCTGAACTTGAAAACCCTTTAGTATTATTAATAGAATCTCCAGTAGATACTATCAGACAAATACAATCAGTGTTAGAGTACGTAATAAAAAACAATAAACCTTTGCTTATTATAGGCGATTTAGATCAAGGTGTTTTATCTGCTCTAGCTATGAACAAAATGAAGGGTAACATAAAGGTAAACGTTATCGATGCACCTACATTTGGAATTAGTAAGAAAGAAGTCTTAGATGACTTATCTCTACTAACAGGTGCTACAATTATAAATGAAGACTTAGGAGACGATATGGATATGATCCAAGTAGAACACCTAGGATCTTGCTTAAAAAGTGTTACTTCTCACGAAGAGACTGTAATACAGGTTGGTGAAGCATCTGAAGAGATACTTGACATAATCAAAGGAATTAAAGATGAATTATCTAAAGATAATTTACAAGCTTATCAAATAATCAAGTTAGAGAAAAGACTAGCAATGCTAGCCGCTAAAATAGCTATCGTTAAAGTTGGTGCTAACTCTGATATTGAATTAAAAGAAAAAACAGATAGAGTTGAAGATGCTATCTGCGCTACTAAAGCAGCAATCAAAGAAGGTATTGTACCTGGTGGAGGAATTGCTTTATTAAATGCATCGGAAAAAATAGTTGCTAAATCAGAGGGTGAGACATTATTGCTAGAAGCCGTTAGAGCGCCTTTTAAAACAATATTAGAAAACGCTGGTATAAACAACTATGAATTTCCAAAAGGTAAAGGAAAAGGTCTTAATGTGGTTACAGGGAAAATGGTTAATATGATTAAATCAGGTATTATCGATCCCTTACTTGTTACAAAAAGCGCGTTAGTAAATGCAGCTTCAGTAGCTACTACTATTTTATCAACAGATTGTGTAATCAATAATTTGAGAATCGATGAAAGCAGTAGGTAGAAATATAATTATAAGAAAACTAAAAGAAGGGACTACCATTACAAAAGGTGGTCTCTTACTTGCAGAAACTCAAAGAGAAGATATTAGATACACTGAAGCTACTATAGTTTCACTAGGTGATGAAGCTGCTGCAACTGGCTTAGAGGATAATGGTAAAATATTTTTTGATAGGCATGCGGGACATAAGATTGAAGTAAATAAAGAAACTTATCATGTTATAAAATTACAAGATGTAGTTGTTGTTCTATGAGAAAGCTAGATGCAAGGGATATAAAAGATTTAAACCTGCTAAAGCACTACAGAATAATAAGAAGATGGGCTTGTAAGAACAACGATCTTAATGATGCTGATTTAGAATTGTTAATCTACTTTGATTGTATGGAGTTTTTCACAAAACAAGATTTCAAAATGGGTAGTTATTCTTATAGTTGGGACAACAGAAGATGGAATAGATTATTGCAAGAAGGCTGGATAGTTGTGTGGCGTAATAGAAACAGAACTACTCAGAAATATAATATATACAAAGTAAGTTTTAAGTGTAAACAACTTATAGCTAGGATGTATAGAATTATGCTTGGACAAGAAGATATACCAACAACTAAAAGATTCAATAAAATTATAGCTGGTAATTCATATACTGATAAAGTATTGACAGTGGCTATAGATAATGTTAACAAAGATAAAAGTAGATAATATGACACAACAAATAGATCCAATGACAGGTATGCCAATGGCAAACCCTCAGCAACAACCACAGCAACAAATGCCAGCTAACATGCAAGGCGGACGTCCTCAAAATTTTATAACTCAACCTCAACAGCAAATTGGTCAGAGTGTTTTTGGTGGTCAATCACTACCTGCTCCTCTTTACAAGATGGATCCAGATTACAATGGAGAACCTGGTGTGCAACAAGAAGATTTCGAACAATTTTAAAATATACACTATGAAAGATAAAAAAGCAATGTTTGGCAAAGCACAATTACAAGGGCAAGTAGGTGAGAACGCTGTTTGGGATGGACCGTTGAATACAACAGGTTTTCCAATGGGAAAAGGATCTAGTTCAGGAACTTATGGTATGGAAATATCTAAAGCTAGCTGTGGATGTGATTCTTACAAGCTACCTATTACTCAACGAGCTAAAGGTCAAATGTAATGAACCTTGAGGATATCAAATTATACACACTCAGTATAGGTACTATGGCTATAACTATGACACACATAGATAGTTTATTAAAAATTACGCTACTACTGATAACTATAGGTTATACAGTACATAAATGGATTCATTTAAAGAAAAAAAATTAACATGCCATATATTCAGCCAGACTCATCACCTTTCCTAAGAGTTCGTAAAACAACTAAAGGAAAAGGTCGAAACTTTCGAACAACTGGAGAAGGAGCTGGTATGACATCTGCTGGTGTTAAAAAGTACAGGAAACAAAACCCTGGAAGTAAACTTAAAACAGCTGTAACAGGTAAAGTTAAAAAAGGTAGTAAAGCTGCCGGCAGAAGAAAATCTTTTTGCGCTAGGTCCAAAGGATGGAAAGGTGAGAGAGGATTAGCTGCAAGAAGAAGATGGAAATGTTAATCAATAAATAAATATAAAATGAACAAATCAAGAAAAAGAATTTCACAAGACGAATCTCGTAACGCTATTGCTGATTCTAAATCATCAAGTGCATCTGTAAGAAAAGACGGTAAGTACGAAGCTAAGCAGGCTGTAAAAGAAGCAGCGGGGGAAGGGCCTTACATGTATGGAAAAAGCAAAGGACCACACATGGAGTCTAACCAACAGGAAAAAAGCAACTTATTAAATGATAATCCTATAGCTTCTAGAGCATCTGGTTCTTGGATGTCAAAGCACTCTAAAGGAGGAATGTAAAAAAAAACAGTAGAGATCTGTTATAAAACTCAAAATGCCACACACTAACTTAACACTAACACTAACAAAAATGGCAAAATTTATTAAATTTAACTGTACTGCAGCTGCAAACCAGCCAACAGTATTAATTGCGATTGATCAAATCGCAGCGGTAACAACTAACGGAGGTGGAACTGCAACAACTATTCAATTAAACACTAGCGCAACTGCAAACTGGGTTATCACTCACTCTGTAGCATTAGCAGCGGGTGTAGCTAATAACTCTGTAGTAGAAGCAATCTACAAAGCTATGGGAGCTAATCCAGGAGGTATTGTATCTACTGTAGGATCGCCTGTGCTTGTATTACAAGCTCCAGCAGCACAAACTGGCTCTGGTAGACAGGTAGTAACTACGCCTCAAACATATGTGACATATACACAAAATGCTTGGACTGCCTAATTAATTAAATATCCACAGAGCCTAAAAATTCTGTGGTATTTTTAAATTATCTTTATGAAGACAACAAAAACTGGATACTTAAAAAATAGCCCTGACGTAAATAATTCTCAAAACAAGGTTATGGGAAATAAGATTACAATGAAAGGAGTAGAGTTCAAAGTTTTAGGGGTTGACAATAACGGGTATGCAAAGACAATGTATCCAGGATACGATTATATTTTTCCTGGAGCTAAATACGTAATAGAAACACCTATAAAGTAATATGGCTTATAAAATGAAAATGGGTAAGTTATCTATTGACAACACTCCTATATACCAAATGGATACAGACGAAGGTGTTATGGGTCAAGCTAATAAAAATGGTTCTATAATAGTAGATAAAAACTTAAGTCCACTAGAGCAAGAAGATGTAGTTAGACACGAAAGAGTTCATTTACAGCAAATGGGACTTGAAAAAGATGAATCGGGTAAATATAGAGATGATCTAGATTATGATGATAAATTCGTTTATTGGAAAGGTAAAAAATATCCAAGATCTGCTATGAATGACGGGGATAAAAACTCGCCTTGGGAAGTAGAAGCTTATAAAGCAAATAAGCTGAAATACACGTAATAATACAAGTATACAAATCAAATCTAATTAAATGAAAAAATTACTATTACTACTAGCATTAATATCGACATTGTTATTAAATGCTCAAATAAACAAAATGGAAGGTTCTTGGGTAAGTGAAACATCTTCATATGTTATGACTATCATAACTGATGACTCTAAACCAGTTAAAGTGTTTAACACTAGCTTTTCTGAAAATGATTTTATAGAAGAATACATTGTAAGTAGCAATGGAGAAACCTTTACAACTAAACTACATAATCCAGATAACGGGTACTACGTTGATATTAAATACATTTTAAAAGATTCAAACACAATGATATGTGAATATACTGGTGACTTAAATAAAACCGTTACCGTTAAAAAATTATCACATTTTTATATAGACTTAACAACAAACAAATAAATATTATGGCTTACAAACAAAATGCAGGACGTGGTCCAATGCCAAAAACAGGCGCAGGAGTTCCTTCCGCTTTATTACAAAAACCACCAAAACCAAGAGCGTACGGCCTTGGCGAGGACATACCTGCCAGCGCGTACAACGAAGATGAGCAAATGAGTGGAAGCAGAAGAGCTTATCAAAATCAAAGCTCAACTGGAAATCTTGGAGACGAGCTTAACTACCAACAAAAAAATGTTTACAGCGATAGGTCTAAATTAGAAGGCAGTTATAGAAAAAACACTGCTGGCGCAAAATCTAGCTTAGACTCCCAAGAATTAAGATCAGGAGGATTTAGAGGAAGTAACAGTCTTCCTTTTGTAACGAGTACAGCTACTATAAGAAATCCTAGAACTGGCGCAAATATACTAGACACAGCAGGAAGGATGGATGAAAAAAGTGGGGGACAATATTTAAAGGATTTTGCTAAAAAGACGAAAGAAGGCTCAAAAGGAACTCCTCTTAAGCCTAAAGGTTTAGTAGATATGTCTACTAAAACTGCTTTAATGCAACGAACAGATGAAAAAAAAGGAAAACCAGGATTTATCACTAAAAAAAACCCGAATCTTTCTGAATCAGAAAGAAATCTAATATCAGATAACAGAGTTAATGAAAAAAGTTGGAAGGGAATTCTTAAAGACAGAACTCCAGAAACTTTTGATGCAAGACATTTAGCTGCAGCTAAAACGCAGAGAAACAGGGATTCTACTTATATTGTTAACAATAGGGTTACTAGAAAAAACAGTAAAAGTAGTACTAGCTCTATGGCGTTTGTTAAACCAGAGGATCAAGAAAATAAAATAAAAGGGTTGAGTGAACCGAGTAAATATAGAAAAAATTCTTTTAAAAGAGGAAAAGATGGTAACGTTGTAGTAAGAGGGCAATTTGATAATCATTATTATAGTGATTACTAAACGTAGAAATTATAAATGAAAAAAATATTTGCATGGCTTACAGGTGGCGTTATTAAAGAGATTGGTAACGTCATTGATAAGCTTACAACAACTGAAGAAGAGAAGCTTGAAATAAAAAAACAAGTTCAAATCATTCTTGAAGAAGCTGACAATAATGCTCAGCAGCAAGTAACAGACCGTTGGAATGCAGATATGAATTCTGACAGTTGGTTAGCTAAAAACATTAGGCCTTTAGTTCTAGTGTTTTTAACATTTGTATTTAGCTTATTAGCTTTTACAGATGGTAATATAGGCGATTTTAAAATAGCAAAAGAATACATACCAATATTTCAAACATTATTGGTTACCGTTTACGGGGCTTATTTCGTGGGAAGAACTTGGGAAAAGGCAAAATCAATAATTAAAAATAAATAAATAAACATGGGACAATTCGGAAATCAACCTGATTTTATCACGCATGACATTAAAGCAGTAACTCCTGTTTTAGCAGCTAATATAACCGCAGCTAATTCTTTAAATGGTTCGGTTATATACGTAGGAACTAGTGCTCCTGGAAACCTTCAGATTATACCTGTAGGAGCTGTAGGGCCAAGCACTATAAGCGCGCTTTCTTCACCTGGATACGTTGGATCTGGCGGATCTGGATACACTACTGACGAATATGAGGTTTCAGGCGGTAGTGGTACTAATATGACTTTGTCGGTAACAACAGTTAACGGGGTTGTAGTTAGTGTAAACGAGATAACTTCTGAAGGAATCGGATACTTAAACGGAGATTTAATTACTATAGACGCTACTGGAAGTGGCCTACCTGGAGATGATAAAGCTGTATTTAGAATAGAAGCAGCGCCAGGATTGCCAACAATAGCGCAAGCTGTTACTTTTACAAATGTTATTCAAGGAGAGTGGTTTCCAGTAGTTGTAGATTATGTTTTATCTGATGCAACAACTGTTACTAACTTAGTGGCGGGTAAATAATAAAAAACAAGTAACTATATTAATATAAATTAATTAAATCAAATCAAATGAAAAAAATCACAGAAGAACAATTAAAAACTATTCAGGATCAGCAGTCTAAATTACAAGCGGCTTTTATCGATATTGGTTTTATTGAGAGTAGAAAGCATGAAGCATTACATATTCAAATGCGAGCTGCAGAGGCTTTAGAAACAACTAAAAAAGAATTAGAAAAAGAGTATGGACAAGTTAACATTGATCTAACTGATGGTAGTTACACTCTTATTGAGAAAAATGAATCTGCAAGCACTTTAGAAAAAGTATAATGAGTTCTATTGTAAGAAAGATCAGTATAGGTTCCGATTATAAAAACGATGCCATGCATTATGCAGTTGGGCAAAACGTTTATGGCGGACATACTATTTCAGCTATACTACACGATCAAGAATCAAACTCTTACAGCATATACATTAAAAAAGAAGATGAGGTAATGCCTTGGAAGAAATTTAATTCTAACATGGCAATATCTGTTGAATACGATTTAGAGTATTAATGAAGAGCTTGTACGACTTCATCATCAAGCCACTTGGTGATAGATATGAAAATGAGATAAAGATTGGTGACAAAACTTTGGTTTTAAATACTAAAATAGAAAGTTTTAAATCTGTTAACAATTTAGCAGTTGTAGTAGAAACGCCAAAAGCATTTAAAACAAGTATACAAAAAGGAGATATAGTATTAATACACCACAATGTTTTTAGAGTATTTTACGACATGAAAGGTGTGAAAAAAAATAGTAGATCATATTTTAAAGATGATTTATATTTCTGTGCTGTAGATCAGATATACTTGTATAAAAATACAGAGGATTGGAAATCATTTGGAGACAGATGTTTTGTAATGCCTCTAAAAAATGAAGACATTCTAACGAACGATAAAGAGCAAAAGCTTATTGGTATACTAAAGTATGGTAATAAGTCCTTAGAAGCGCTTAAAATCAACCCAGGAGATGTTGTAGGGTTTACTCCTAACAGCGAATGGGATTTTATCGTCGACGAGCAAAGAGTTTTCTGTATGAAATCTAATGATATTGTAATCAAATATGAACACCAAGGAAACCAAGTTGAGTATAATCCAAGCTGGGCACATCGCGATAGCGGAATTAGTTAAAGTAGCTAAAGAACTTATTGTAGATTCAGATGATGACTTAACAGCGGACAAGCTTAAAAACGCAGCTGCCACTAAAAAATTAGCAATATTTGATGCTTTTGAAATACTTAAACGTATAGATGAAGAAGACAATATTCTTAACGAGAAACCTAAAGAAGCTAAAGAAGAAAAAGCTTTTAAAGGGTTTGCTGAAGGTAGATCTAAGTAATGTACAAGCAGTCATTATACAAAATTTTACCTAACCACGTTAAAACCAAGATCTTAAATAGAAACAATAAGTTTAAGAAGTGGAAATACGGTTATGATGAAGATCATGATATGGTGGTTATTAGTAAAACCGGGGAGATAGGAGATATTTATGAAATACAAAATCTAATAATAGCTTTACCAAAAGCTACTGACGTAGTTAAGAGTGAAGGTAACAAATGGGAAGCCGCTGAGTATCCTAAAGAATTAAAAAATATTAAAACTGTTTTTGATTGGAAGAATTACTCTGAACAATTTAAAGAAAAATGGTATGACTATATTGAAGAAGAATTTCAAAGGCGTGAAAAAGGTTATTGGTTTTTTAACAAAGACAAGCCTACTTATATTACTGGTACTCAGTACATGTACTTGCAATGGTCCAAAATTGATATTGGGAAGCCAGATTTTAGAGAGTCCAATAGATTATTCTATTTATTCTGGGAAGCTTGCAAAGCAGACAAAAGATGTTATGGTATGTCATATCTCAAGAACAGACGTTCAGGATTTTCATTCATGGCGTCAGGGGAGGCTGTTAACATGGCAACCATATCAAGCGATTCACGGTTTGGGATTTTGTCCAAATCTGGAGCCGATGCGAAGAAAATGTTCACAGATAAAGTTGTACCCATTAGTGTTAACTACCCGTTTTTCTTTAAACCGATTCAGGACGGAATGGACAGGCCCAAGACGGAACTTGCCTATCGTGTACCCGCATCCAAGCTTACCCGTAGAGGACTCGATTCAAAAGTACAAACGGAAACGCTCACGGGTCTTGATACCACGATTGACTGGAAAAACACGGGCGATAATGCCTATGATGGAGAGAAACTCAAACTACTCGTCCACGATGAGAGCGGTAAGTGGGAAAGGCCAAACAACATCCTCAACAACTGGAGGGTTACCAAAACAACGTTAAGATTAGGTTCTAGAATTATTGGAAAGTGTATGATGGGATCAACCTCAAATGCTTTAGATAAAGGTGGTGAAAACTTTAAAAAACTATACCATGGATCAGACGTTACAAAGAGAAACCGCAACGGGCAGACTAGCTCAGGACTCTATTCTTTGTTCATACCTATGGAATGGAACTACGAGGGATACATTGATTCTTATGGGTTTCCTGTATTCGATACACCCAAAAAAGAAGTTATAGATGTATTCGGAGATAAGATAACACTAGGTGTTGTAGAGTTTTGGAAGAATGAAGTAGAAGGATTAAAAGATGATCAAGACGGGTTAAATGAATTTTATAGACAATTTCCAAGAACTGAAGAGCATGCATTCAGAGACGAAGCTAAAGAGTCTTTATTTAACCTGGCGAAAATATACGAACAAATAGATTATAATGTTGACTTAAAAAACACATCGGTGGTTACTACAGGTACTTTCCAATGGCATGACGGTAGGCTAGATTCAAGAGTTATATTTATACCAAATAAAGATGGTAGGTTTAAAATATCTTGGGTTCCACCTGTTAATCTACAAAATCGAGTGATAGTAAAGAATGGAATTAAATATCCAGGTAATGAACACTGTGGAGCATTTGGTTGTGACAGTTATGATATATCAGGTACAGTTGACAAGAGAGGCTCTAATGGAGCTTTAGCCGGTTTAACTAAATTTAGCATGGAAGATGTTCCGCCTAATCATTTTTTTTTAGAGTATATAGCTAGACCTCAAACTGCTGAGATATTTTTTGAAGATGTGCTAATGGCTTGTGTGTTTTATGGCATGCCAATATTATGCGAAAACAACAAACCTAGATTACTTTATCATTTTAAAAGAAGAGGTTATAGAGGTTTTTCAATGAATAGACCTGACAAGGTTTGGAATAAATTATCGGTAACAGAAAAAGAAATAGGAGGAATACCAAATTCTAGTGAAGATATAAAGCAAGCTCACGCTTCCGCAATAGAAACATACATAAATTCCTACGTTGGTAAAACACAAGAAGGGTACGGCAGCATGTACTTCCAAAGAACGTTAGAAGACTGGGCTAAGTTTAATATAAATAATAGGACTAGTCATGATGCTTCCATAAGTTCTGGGTTGGCTTTAATGGCTTGTAACAAGAATAGGTACACTCCGGTTTTTAAGCAAGTTAAAACAATTACACCATTAGGGTTTAAAAAATACGATAACAAAGGAGAGTTCTCAAAAATAATAAGATAAATGATTTATACAAATTCAAATAGCACTTTTCCAAGCCAGGTAGTTTCTGATGAAGAGAAACAAAGCTACGAATACGGTCACGCTGTAGGAAGAGCAATAGAGAACGAATGGTTTAGAGGAGATACAGGAGGAGCCTCTGGAGGTCGATTTGCTAGTAATTGGCAATACTTCCATAATTTAAGACTGTACGCTAGAGGAGAACAATCAGTTAGAAAATATAAAGACGAGTTATCTATAAATGGTGATTTGTCTTATCTTAATTTAGATTGGAAGCCAATTGCTGTTTTATCTAAGTTTGTTGATATCGTTGTAAATGGTATGACTGACAAAGGTTATAAAATAAGATCTTATGCTTCAGATCCTTACGCTGTTAAACAAAGGACAGACCACGCTACCGCTATAGCTGAAGATGCTTTTGCAGCAAAATTAATAGCTGAAACAAATGCAGAGCTTGGTATTGATTTAAGAAGAACTACGATACCTTCAGGAGATTTACCTAAAGACAAAGAAGAGCTTGATCTTCATATGCAGTTGAATTACAAACAAGCTATAGAAATAGCTGAAGAAGAGTTAATTGAAAACGTTTTTAGCTTTAACAAGTACGAACAAACAAAGAAAAGAATAGCGTACGATTTAACTGTTTTAGGTATTGCTTGTAGTAAAACTGGTTTTAATTTAGCTAATGGAATTACTGTAGACTATGTAGATCCAGTTGATATTATATATTCTTATACAGAAGATCCTAATTTTGAGGACATATATTATGTAGGTGAAGTTAAAAGCATAAGTTTACAAGAGTTAAAGAAAGAATTTCCTTATTTAACTGACAGTGAATTAGAAAAAATACAAAAATACCCTGGAGATATAAATTATACTAGAACACCTAGAGGTCAAGATAATGACAATAACAATGTTCAAGTTCTTTATTTTGAATACAAAACGTATTCAGATCAAGTTTGGAAGATTAAGCAAACAGAGCAAGGTTTAGAAAAGTCTCTTCAAAAACCAGATACTTATAATCCGCCAGAAAACGACAACTTTAATACAGTAAGTAGATCAATAGAGGTCTTATATAGCGGAGCTAAGATACTGGGACACGATCAAATGCTTAAATGGGAGTTGGCTGAAAACATGACAAGACCATACAGCGACCAAACAAAAGTTGCTATGAATTATAGTATATCTGCGCCTAGAATGTATCAAGGTCGTATAGAATCCATAGTTAGTAAAACTATAAGTTTTGCAGACATGATTCAAATAACGCACCTAAAGATACAACAAGTACTACAGAAGTTAGTTCCTGATGGTGTATTTGTGGATGTAGATGGTTTGGCTGAAGTTGATCTAGGTAACGGTACAAATTACAACGCTCAAGAAGCTTTAAACATGTACTTCCAAACTGGTAGTATAGTTGGTAGATCTTTAACTCAAGATGGCGATCCAAATAGAGCTAAGATACCAATCCAAGAATTACAAAGTTCTTCTGGTATAAGTAAAATACAAGCGCTTATAACTACTTACCAGTATTATCTTCAAATGATTAGGGATGTAACTGGATTAAACGAAGCTAGAGATGGTAGTCAACCAGCTAAAGACTCTCTTGTAGGTTTACAAAAATTAGCAGCAGCTAATTCTAATGTAGCTACTAAACATATCTTACAATCATTAATGTATATAACTACAAAAACAGCAGAGAACATTAGTTTAAGAGCGGCAGATATGATAGCGTTTCCTTTAACTAAGAATGCTTTAATGAATTCTATAAGTTCTTTTAACGTAGATACTTTACAGCAGGTTGAATCATTAAATTTACATGAATTTGGTATATTCCTTGATTTAGAACCAGAAGAAGAAGATAAACAAGCTTTAGAGCAAAATATTCAAATAGCTCTGCAAAATGGAGGTATTGATTTAGAAGACGCTATAGATATTAGAGAAATATCTAATTTCAAATTAGCTAATCAAATGCTTAAAGTAAAAAGAAAAGCAAAAGCTGAAGCTATGCAGCAGCAAGCTCAACAAAATATACAAGCGCAAGCTCAAGCAAATGCACAGCAAGCTGAACAAGCAGCTATGTCAGAGGTTCAAAAGCAACAAGCCTTAACGCAGAGTAACCTGCAGCTTGAGCAAGGAAAGTCACAGTTTGTTATACAGAGACTTCAAATAGAAGCTGATCTTAAGAAGCAATTAATGGCTGAAGAGTTTAACTACAGCATGCAACTAGCTCAGATAAAAGCTAATACCGAAGGATCGAAGGAGAAAGAAATAGAAGACAGAAAAGACGAAAGAACTAAAATACAAGCAACTCAACAATCTGAGTTGATATCACAAAGACAAAATGATTCATTACCAACAAATTTTGAGTCAGCCGGAAATGATACCCTCGAAGGTTTCGGACTAGATAACTTCTAGTACTATCAAAATTAACTATTTAATTATATTATATCATGGAAGAAGCAACTAAACAGGAAGGTGAGTTTTCTTTAAAAGGAAAAAGCACTAAACCTAAACAGTTAAATCAAGAAGCTCCGGCTGTAACAAAGGTTAGTATTAAAGAACCTGTGTTAGAAAACAAAGAAGAAGTTACTAAAGTAGTAATTCCTAACGACGCATTAAAACCTGAAGAAAATGCCATTCAAGAGCAAGAAGCAGAGAAACCTGTGTTACGCACAGAACAACCCGAAATGGGATTGCAAGAAGTGGGACAAGGAGACAAAGGGTCCGCTGAAGATGTTATTACCAAGCTCACGCCTTTACAAGAAGTAACTGACGAGGAAATAAAGCAAGTAACTAAAGAAGCTCAAGAGGCCGTAAGAGATGAAAAGATCTTAGGTAGAAAACTACCAGAAAATGTTGAGAAACTAGTAAACTTCATGGAAGATACTGGGGGAACAGTTGAGGATTACGTTAGATTAAACGCTGACTATTCTACAGTTGATGAAACTCAATTATTAAGAGAGTATTATAAAAAAACAAAACCTTATTTAGATGCTCAAGACATGGATATAATCTTAGAAGATTATGAATATGATGAAGATTTAGACGAGGAAAGAGATATACGCAAGAAAAAAATTGCGTTTAAAGAAGAAGTTAATAAAGCTAGAAACTTTCTAGAGGAAACTAAGAGTAAATACTACGATGAGATCAAGTTGAGACCAGGCGTAACTCAAGACCAACAGAAAGCAACTGACTTTTTTAGCCGATATAACGAAGAGCAGAAAGTAAACACTGTCAAACAGGAGAATTTTAAAGATGCCACTAACAAACTTTTCAATGACGATTTCAAAGGTTTTGATTTCAACGTAGGAGAAAAGAAATTTAGATACGGTGTTAAAAATCCTTCAGCGGTAGCTGAGCAACAATCAGATATTACTAACTTTATTGGGAAGTTCCTAAACAAAGAAGGAGAAATAGCTGATGCAAAAGGTTACCACAAAGCTTTGTATGCTGCTAGAAATGCTGACACAATAGCTCAACACTTTTACGAACAGGGTAAAGCCGATCAAGTTAAAGAGGTTGTAGCTAAATCTAAAAACATTACAACAGAATCAAGGAAAACATCCACTGGTTCAGAGTTTGTAAATGGCTGGAAAGTAAAAGCAGTTAACGGCAACTCTACTTCTTCAAAACTAAGTATTAAAAAGAATAAATTTAACTAAAAAACAATTATTATGAGTTTAACTCCACAATTCGGTTCAATTCAACCGAGTCAATTACAACAACCTTTACAGAGTAATTACCTCCAATTTAACGGAGCTGGTGCTGGCGCAAACAACTTTGCACAACAGTATTTACCTGAAATTTATGAACAAGAAGTAGAGCGTTATGGAAACAGGACGTTATCTGGTTTCTTAAGAATGGTTGGCGCTGAAATGCCAATGACGTCTGATCAAGTAATTTGGTCTGAACAAAATAGATTACACATCTCTTACAACGGAGTTTCTGTTGCTGCGAATGTTGTGGCTGCTGGTGCAACTACAAACGTTATTGCTGTAGCTGCTGCTGATACAAATGTTATATCTGTAAACGATACCGTAGTACTTTTAAATCCCGCAAACGGAGCTGAGTCTAAAGCTATCGTAACTGCTTCTGTACCTGGTGCTGGTGGTAACTTTACTGTACAATCTTATGACAATGCAGGTCTTGTTGGTAACTTAGTTGCTGGTGCAGTAGCTTTAGGAACAGGTATCAAGGTATTTGTATACGGTTCTGACTATGCTAAAGGATCTAACATTGCTACAGGAGCTAGAGTATCAGTTACTCCATCTTTCACACAATATTCTAACTCTCCTATTATATTAAGAAATCAGTATACAATTTCTGGTTCTGATATGTCACAAATTGGATGGGTAGAAGTTGCTACTGAAGACGGAACATCTGGATACTTATGGTATTTAAAAGCTGAATCTGAAACAAGATTACGTTTTGAAGACTATTTAGAAATGAGTATGGTAGAAGCTGAGTACAGCCAATTAGGAACTAATGCAACAAACCCTGGATCACAAGGTTTATTTGCTGCTATCCAAACTCGTGGAAACGTAGAAGTAGGATTTACTGCTGCTGCTGGATTAGACGAATTTGATGCTATCTTAAAGAACTTAGACACACAAGGAGCAATTGAAGAGAACATGTTATTTTTACAAAGACAAACGTCTTTAGATTTTGACGATATGTTAGCTTCTATTTCTGGTGGATTCGCTGGAGGTACTGCTTTTGGTTTATTCGAAAATTCAGAAGAAATGGCTTTGAACTTAGGATTCTCAGGATTTAGAAGAGGTTCTTATGACTTTTACAAAACTGACTGGAAATACTTAAATGACGCATCTACTCGTGGAGCTTCAACTGGTATATCTTCTGTTGAAGGAGTATTAGTACCTGCTGGAACATCTACAGTATATGATCAAATTTTAGGAACTAACATTAGAAGACCTTTCTTACACGTAAGATATAGAGCGTCTGCATCTGATGATAGACGTATGAAATCTTGGTTAACTGGTTCTGCTGGTGGAGCAACAACATCTACTTTGGATGCAATGGAAGTAAACTTCCTATCTGAAAGATGTTTAGTAACTCAAGCTGCTAACAACTTTGTATTATTCAAAGGAATCTAAAAGATTCAAAATTAATGTAGTAATTACCCTCGTTAAAACTACGGGGGTAACTATTACTCTTATGTGACATTAGCTAGTATATATTATAGTAACAGGCTATTGTCATTAAATAAACATTTATATTATATCATATTATGGCTACAAAAGCACAAGCTAAAAAAGTTGAGGTAGCGCCTCAAGTTAAAGCACAACCTGTTAAGGCTGCTCAGCCAAGTAAACCAACTTGGGAAATTAAAGATAGAATTTATTATTTAAGAGGCAATAAAAGCCCTCTTACTCTAACAGTACCGTGTCGTCACACTAGAAAGCATCCGCTATTATATTTTGACAAGATCACTGGTGTACAAAGAGAAATAAGATACGCTACTAATCAATCATCTCCGTTAGTAGACGAACAAAAAGGAGAATGCACATTAGGTCACATACAGTTTGCTGATGGTGATTTAAGAGTGCCAAAAGAAATGCAAAACCTGCAAAAGCTACTTTCAATATATCATCCTTTAAAAGGAAGAATATTTGAAGAGTTTAGCGCTGCTGAAGAAGCTGAAGACGATTTAGATGTATTAGATCTTCAAATTGATGCTTTATTATCTGCTAGAGAAATGGAAATAGATCAAGCTGAAGCTATCATGAGGGTAGAACTAGGATCTGGGGTTAGTAAGATGAGTTCTAAGGAACTTAAAAGAGATTTACTATTGTTTGCTAAGAACAATCCAACACTATTCTTAGATCTAGCTAATGATGAAAACGTTCAACTTAGAAATGTAGCTATTAGAGCTTCGGAATCTGGTATTATAGTATTGTCTCAGGATCAAAGAACATTTACTTGGGCTTCAACTGGAAGAAAACTAATGACAGTTCCTTTCGATGAGAATCCTTACTCTGCAATGGCTGCTTACTTTAAAACCGATGAGGGTGTAGAAGTTTTTAGGTCAGTGGAGAAAAACTTGAAATAACATGTAATATTAATATAGGGCTCGTTTACTCGGGCCTATATTATAATAAATAAAAAAAATGGCAATAAACGTAGATACAGTATATAAAACTGTCTTGTTAATACTAAACAAAGAACAGCGTGGCTATATGACACCACCTGAATTTAACAGGATAGCTACTCAGGTTCAGTTAGACATATTCGAACAATATTTCGAGGATTTAAACCAACAACTACGAGTGCCACAAGCAGACGTTGACTATGCTGATAGACAAATGGCTATAGATGAAAAAATATCTATATTTAAAACTACAGGCAATGCAACGCTTAATACAGCAATAGCAAATAATCCTTACTGGGATTTACCAACAGTTGATATATACGGTACTCAAATCGTTTATAATCAGCTAACACCGTTGACAGTTGGTCAAGCTAGTTTCTACAAATTAGGAACTGTAACATATCAACCTACAGTTGGTCTACCTACAGAACTTCAAAGACTTCCTAGAAACGAGTTTTACAACATACAAAAATCAAACCTCACGGCATCTACGCTAAGATTCCCTACGTATTTGTACGAAAACAATAAATTATTTATAAGACCTACTACTGTAGCCGCTGACACCGTATCTGTAGATTTCTTAAGAAAGCCACTAAATGTTCAATGGGCTTTTACTCTTGGACCTGGAAACAGTTATATATTCAATAGTGCTGGTGGTGGTGGTTCAGTTAACTTTGAGTTGTCTTCTACGGAGCAAACAAGTGTTATATTAAAAGTATTACTTTATGCTGGTATAGTTATAAGAGATCCTCAAATTGTTCAAGCAGCATCACAACAAATCCAACAAGAAGAAATAAATCAAAAAAGTTAATAAATGGGACTTATAACAGAAACTAATGAACAGTATTATGCAGGTTCTCAAAAATTCCTAGCAGCAACAGCTTTAGGTGGGCAAGCTTTTACAACCACTTTCGATACTGAATTGGTTTTCGGGGGTGCAACTGCGTGGAATCCATTAGACACAAACTACGCTTTAAATAATTTTAAACTATATACAGCGGCGCCAGGTGTTTTAACTTATACAGAGTATATTAATGCTTTTACTGTTGTAGGTAATACTATAACTATAACAGCTGCAGTCGCTTTAAACACAAGTGTAGTTGTTCAATTAAAAAGATTAGACGGAGGTAACTATGGAAATAGAGATGCTGTCGGAGAAGCTGTTGAAGAAAACTATGATAGTTATGCTTATACTGCTTTATCTGAAATAATAAATAATTTTATAATAGCTTACGTTGGTAACGGAAAACTTATACCTAGTGCAAAGAGAACAGATATAATATTCCATGCTAAAAGAGCTATGCAGGAATTTAGCTATGACACTCTACAAAGCACTAAGTCTCAAGAGTTAAACGTACCTCCTAGTTTGAGTGTCGTTATACCTCAAGATTATGTTAACTATGTTAAAGCTTCTTGGATAGATGCTTTAGGTGTTAAAAGACCTATATATCCTGCAAATAACTTAACTATTAATCCTGGGGCAATGCCTTTGCAAGACAGTGTTGGAGTTCCAACTCAAGACAACTTTGGTGAAAACTTAGAGGGAACATCGATAACAGAAGCTAGATGGGCTTCCGCTAATGATAACATAGTAAATGGTAATTTAACACCTCAACTATATAATGATCAATTCGATTCTCTTAGGTGGGAAGAATTTGGCATGGGTTACGGTCAGCGTTACGGTATGGATCCTCAATATGCGCAATCAAATGGATGGTTTACTATAAATCATAGAGAAGGCAAAATGTCTTTTTCAAGTAACTTAGCCGGTGCGTTAATCATACTGGAATATATATCGGACGGCTTAGCTTATGACTTAGACACTAAGGTTCCTAAGATGGCCGAAGATGCTATGTATGCTTATATTAGTCATGCAGTAATTGCGTCAAGAATAAACCAACCAGAGTACGTTGTTAATAGATTAAAAAGAGAAAAAAGTGCTAAGCTTAGAAACGCTAAAATAAGATTATCTAACATAAAACTTGATCAGATAGTTCAAGTGATGAGAGGTAAATCTAAATGGATAAAATCATAAATTAAATGGCTGAAGTTAAAAACGCATTCATTAAATCCAAGATGAATAAAGATCTTGATGATCGATTATTACCTAATGGAGAATATCGAGATGCTTTAAATGTACAGGTTAGTAAATCCGAATCATCCGACGTTGGTGCTTTAGAAAATGTTTTAGGTAACTCGGTTGCTTTTGATTTTGGAGCAGCGGTGAGTGTTCCGGGTATTAAATGTATTGGCTTTTTTGTAGATGAATTTAATAACGATATATATTCTTTTTTCACAGATAATACAGATAATTCAAGTGAAAGTACCATAACTTACAATACCTCAGCTAACAACTTTGTATTCAAGCACAATACAATCACTGGTGACACTAGAACGCTTGTTAGAGGCGCTTTCTTGAATTTCTCAACAACTAGTCCGATAATAGGTGTTAACCTCTTAGAAGAGTTGTTATTCTTTACAGATAGTAGGAATCAACCTAGAAAAATAAACGTAAAACTAGCAAACCCTAATGCTAACAATTTTGCTCCAACTTACTATGTAAGTGAAGATCAAATATCAGTAGCTAAATATAATCCTTATGAATGCATAAGAGTTGTAAAACCAAGCGAGCAAGCAGGGGCTGTTGTCCTTGCTACTACTTTAACCGCATCTTCTAATACAAACATATTAGCAGTAACTTCAAACACCGGTATTCAAATTGGAAATGGAGTAATTGGGACAGGTGTTAAAGCCGGTACCGTAGTAGAGGGTATAAACAGTTATGATATAACCGTTTCTAAAATACAAGACTTAGCCTTTGGAGCTAACATTAGTTTTGTTGGCTTAGAGACTTCAATGTACGATGTGTCTACCGCGCTTCTACCTAATGGTTCAGCTAACCCATATTATGACGCTAGTTTTGGTGGTGATCCTGATTTTCTAGAAGATAAATTCATTAGGTTTAGCTATAGGTTTCAGTTTGATGATGGTGAAAACTCTATATTTGCACCTTTTACTCAACCATGTTTTATTCCAAAACAAGATGGATACTTTATAGGTGATGATGAAAAACAAGCTTTTTCTAGTACCGTGGTGGGTTTCATGGAGAATAAAGTTACAAAAATACAACTTCAAATACCTCTTCCTGCTAATGCAACTGATTTAGCTGGAGATACTTCTACTTTTAAAATAACCGCTATTGATATACTATATAAAGAATCTGACGGCTTAGCTGTCCAGGTTGCAGAAACTATACAAGTAGATGATGCTTTTAGCACTACAACTGGAGCGAATAATGTATATGAATACACTTACGAATCTACAAAACCTTTTAAAACACTTCCTTCTAAGGAATTAATAAGAGTTTATGATAAAATTCCAGTAAGAGCTTTTTCTCAAGAAGTAATAAGTAATAGAATTGTTTATGGCAATTTTCAAGACAAACATACACCGCCGGCTGCTTTAGACTATCAAGTTGCTGTCTCTGACAAATATGTTAAAAGTTCGCCTTTTAGCAATAAGACTATTGTAGAATATCCTAACTCAACAGTTAAACAAAATAGAAATTACCAAGTAGGTATAGTTTTATCTGATAAATTTGGAAGACAATCGTCTACTATACTATCAAATAATACAAGCGCTTTAACCGCTTCCGGTTTCGGTGCTTCAACTGTGTTTTCTCCATATCAAACAACTTCAGACACGGCTCCAGCAAGCTGGACCGGTGAGTCTTTAAAAATACTTTTTAATGCGGTTGTACCTGATACTAAAAACCTATTGACTGGAGCTCCTGGCTTATACAACGGTGATGCTACTAGTGCTAATTATAATCCTTTAGGATGGTATTCGTACAAGGTAGTTGTTCAGCAAAAAGAACAAGATTACTACAACGTCTATAATGCGGGAGCTATGAAAGGTAATCCTCAGGATGTTACGCAAAACTTAAACACTTCATATATTACATTAATAAATGATAATATAAATAAAGTTCCTAGAGATTTATCTGAAGTTGGACCACTGCAAAAACAATTTAGATCATCAGTTAGATTAATTGGTAGAGTAGAGAATACGCAGTATGCAACTGTAGCTGTAGGTAATCAACAGTTTTATCCTGGGAGATTAACAGATACAACTTCTTCTATTGAAGACTTACGTAGTCTTTTCGATGTCGACGAGCAAACAGTTAACCAAAACAAACCAATAACTGACAACGACAATCCGTTTTTTCCTTTTTATAAAGCAGAATCGGATCCTTTAGTAGCTCAGATAACAACAACACAACCTTTTGGCTTAATTAACTTTGAGACAAGTGCGCCCAATGGGACTTTTGAAGCTATAGAAAACTTAACTATATTTGAAACAGAGCCTGATCTTTCTAGATTAGATTTCTATTTTGAAACATCGACAAGTGGATTAATATCTGAATTAAATGTTGCTGTAGCTACAGACACTGGTGGTGCTTTTGGGATTGACAATTTTAATTTTTCTCAAACAGAGGCTACAGGTAATACCGATGTTGTTGCTACCAATTTCTATCCTACCGATATAACAGTGTCACCTATAAATAGCACAACGATGACGTTAATCTCGGTAGTAGATGGGGCCAACGTTACTAGAACAGGTGAATGGGTTTTAAACGCATTAGGTGTTGTAGGTGTAAGAAATGAATATGAGCTTGTAACTAATGCGTATCAATATTATGGACCTGGAGCTAACACTAATGAATCCTATACATTTACATTTGCTGCAACAGATAACACAGACCCCGCGGCACCTATTACTAACAACGTAACTACAACTGGGCAACTTGGAAACATAAGCCCAACTATAGGAGCTGGTACAACTCAATCAATAATCGTAATTAGCGGCACAACAGGGGTTATTAGTACTCAAACAGCAGTCAATGGATCAAATCTTTCAGGAGGGTCTTCAACGGCTAATCTTACCTGGACTAAAGTTACAGGGGCAAACAATTTTACTATAAACTCTACTACTGGTCAAATATCAAATTCATCAGCTACTGCTGCTGGACAATTCACGCTTGAGATCAGTGTTACAGACGCGGGAGGAGCATCTCAAAATGCTATTTTAACAATAACTATAGGAAACGCACCTGTACCTAGTAGATTTATTATACCTGAAGTAACTACTACTGACGGTGGAATGTATACTTATTATTTCACAAATCCTAACAACACTAGCGGTTCGTTTCAAGATTTAGATGCTGCTAATCATATAATAGATATTGGTCTTAGGCGAAGCAATTCAGGAACACCAACATCAAGTGTACCAAACCAGCAAGGTTATTTATGTAGCCCTAACAAGTATTTATGGAGAAAACAATATAAAGGAAATTGGTTTGAAGGCGGAAATGACGCTGCTTTTTACGTGGCTATAAGGACTCAAAATGTATCTTCATTTGGAACTACTCAAACAGCAGCATCTGTTGAATGGAGGAATTTGCCTAGTGGTCTTAATGATTGGCAACATGCTTATGATATAAATGGTCAAAAAGCTAAGTTTGGTATGGAAATGTCAAGTGTTTCTAACTTACCAAGCCAAACGGTATTTCAACCAGTAAGATATAATACTTACAGCGAGTTAACAGATACTGCAGATCAAAATATAGGACAGACAGATTACCAATACAATGTATCAAACGGTTCAGCTGGGGTGTCAACTGGTTATAGAATATTTGCTTTTGATGGTTCGCAATTTGGTGAAACAGACGGAGAATATAGAATAACAATGGGTAATTTTTCAGGCTCAACCTTGCTTTACCCAAATTGTACTGGAACTGTTGGTAGTTCTGGAATTTATCAAACATTAAAAATGGGGGACGCAAGTTACGGTGGCGCAAACGGCTCTGGTGCTTACGAATATTCAGTTACATCTGCGAACTCCAATGCTACCTGTAGCTCTACCGGTTATACTACATATTACGCTAGAGAGTGGATTACTAAATATGTTACACAGCTTTATACTGACATAGCTATGACTACAAAGCCTACGAGTTTTACTAACACGTATGTGCGTAGGTTTAAAAGAACAGGTACGAACCAAGAAGGAACCGTAGACGGCACATACTTAGCACCGTTTGACGTAAACGGTCTTAGAGACATTACATCGCCAGCTAGTGCTTCTAAAGGATGTCTATTTAATACGCTGTAACTAAAACAATAAATAAGTAATAATAAAAGCATGGGAGCAATAATAGAAGTAAGTTACTTTAACTCTTTTCTTTTAAAGAAAACAGTAGATACAGTGCCAACCCCAGACACACCTGTATGGAATGGTTCGTTTGGTGTTCCAACTGGAGTAGCAGGTTCAACCCCTATCGCTAACGTTACCCCTTCCACTGATGGTACTAGTTGGGCTATAGAAGAGGCTAGAATAAGAGGTGGTTATAATAATACAAATATAGATTACGGCGTAAAGGCTTACTTAGTTGAAGATAATCCTAACGCTTCTTTTAGAATTAACGCACTAATATACTCTGGTATATACAATTCTAGAACAGGTATAAATAATACAAATGTATTTTCAGTAGGTGAAGATATAACAAAGTCCGTTGACCCTGCTAATGGATCTATACAAAAGCTATATGCTGAAGATACAAACTTAGTTATATTTCAAGAATCTAAAGTAAGTAGGGCTTTGATAGATAAAGACGCTATATATTCCGCTGAAGGAGGAGGCACAGTTACTTCATCTAATTTAGTTATAGGGGCAATACAACCTTATGCAGGTGAATTTGGCATTAGTAGAAATCCAGAAAGTTTTGCAACTTATGGTTATAGAAAATATTTTACCGATAAAAATAGAAATTCTGTTTTAAGGTTGTCTATGGACGGCATAACAGAAATATCTAATTACGGTATGACTGATTACTTTAGAGATCAACTAGGCATTTTAGATGGTACATTTGGCAAAGGTAAAGCTATTGGAGGTTTTGATATATATACTAAACAGTACGTATTATCATTACAACAAAGTAAGCAAACTGTAGCAAATCCACCAGTTGTTAATCCAGATCCGCAGTTAGTGAATTTATCGTTTGACGAAAGAGTGTTAGGTTTTCCTAGTTTCTTTTCTTATCAACCGGATCAAATATTGAGTATTCAAAGTAACTACTACACATTTAAAGATAATAAACTTTATAAACATTACGATCCAGCGGCTGCTAGAAACAACTTCTATGGAGTTCAATATGATTCATCTATACAATTCGTATTTAACCCTTCACCTAGTTTATCTAAGGTCTTTAAAACAGTTAACTATGAAGGATCTAACGGTTGGGAGATACCATCTTTCAATGCAAATAGGTCTTTTGAATTAAGAGACACTATATCACCTATATTAAGTTACAACGATGGAGCTTATGTAGGGGATTTTGGTTATACGTATTATGCTGGGTTTGATAAAAAAGAAGGTAAGTATATGACTAACTTGGTTAATGCTAGTACAGCTACTGAGGGAGAAGTTGTGTTTGGTGATTCTATGACAGGTGTAAAAGGCTATATAGCTACTGTAACTATAAAGTCAGATACAACTAGTAGAACAGGACCAATGGAATTGTTCGCTGTATCTTCAAACTACGTTGAATCAGCATACTAAATATAATTAAATGGAATTAACAAAATATAAAAAAGAAGTTAGAGCATCTATACAGCAATTAGAAGATAGCTTAATAACCATGCAAAACCAAAATGATAACATTTTTGTTGGAGACACTGAAAACTCTCCTTTAACACATCATTTTACAGATGGCTTGTATGGTAGAGAAATACTATTAAAAAAAGGTACAGCCGCTATAGGAAAGTTACATAAAAAAGATTGCTTTGTATTTATAATGAGCGGAGAGGTTAAAATTGTTACAGAGGATGGTAACAAAGAAGCAAAAGGACCTTGTATGTTTATATCAAAAGCTGGAAATAAAAAAGTAGTATATGCTATTACCGACGTAATATGGATCGATGTATATTCTAATGAAGGTAATAGTGAGGATTTACAAATTATAGAAAACAATGTTATAGCTAAAAATTATTTAGAATATGAAGAATTTAAACAACTTAAAAATTAAAGTATGGCATTTGTAGCAGTAGCAATAGGAGTTGGAGCGCTAGCCACCGTAGGGACTACAATGTATGCGGCTAATCAACAAAAAAAAGCAGCAAATGCGGCTCGGGGTGATAAAAGAACCGCAGAGGCTAAAGTAGAAGAACTAAAGCGATCAAGACAAAGCATTTTAAACCCATACAGAGGAGCTACGGATTTGTCTTCAATGGCAAAAAATCTTAGTGGAACAATGTCTAATCCCTATGCTGAACTTGGAGTGGCTACCCAAGCAGCTGAAATACAAATGGAACAGACTGATATAGCTTTAGCTAATACATTAGATACATTAAGAGCCACTGGTGCAAGCGCAGGGGGAGCTACAGCTTTAGCGCAAGCCGCTTTACAGAGTAAAAAAGGAGTATCTGCCTCTATAGAAAGCCAAGAGGCTCAAAACGAAAAACTCAAAGCTCAAGGGGACCAGGTATTACAAAGTAGAAAGCAGGCTGAAGAACAAAGAATGCAATCAGTAGCTTTTAGCGAAGCTCAAAGATTGCAAGGTTTAGATGCTGCAGGAAATCAATATGTTTTTCAACAAGAAGAAAATAGACTTAATGCTGATTTAGATAGAGCTTCAGGGGTGGTTACACAATCTCAACAAGACATAGCTCAAGCTAATCAAAATCAAGCAGCGATTGTAGCAGGCGGTATGAGCGCTGTAGGGAACATAGTATCTTCGGGTGTTGGTGCATTAGGCGCTATGAATACTCCAACCGCCCAATCTACAGCATCAGACAAAAGATTAAAGAAAAACATAGAAAAAATAGGTGAATCACCCTCTGGATTAAATATATATAGTTTTGAATATATAGATAACATTAATGGCAAGGGCGTTTATCAGGGGGTTATGTCAGATGAAATACCTACTAAAGCAGTAGTAGTACATAAAGACGGCTATGATAGAGTTGATTATTCTAAGCTAGATGTTGAATTTAAAAAAATAAGTAATGAGTTATAGAAATCCGCAGATAATAGTTGATAGGTCAGGAGAAATATGGGCTAAAGCCATAGCTAATTTTGGTGGAGATGTAGCTTCAGGGCTAGATAAGTACGCTGCGGTAAAAAGGAAAGCTAATGAGGTTACTAAAAAAAGAAAAGAGGCTAATCAATTAGTTTGGAATAAAACTGCTCAAAAAACATATGATAGCATTAACACTATTAGTAAAACTGTAAAAGATAAAACTATAGCAGAGGAATTCATTATAGAAGCTAAAGACATGGCCGAAAATGGCACAAAAAACTCTGTAGTAGTTAATGGTAAGAAATATACTATAGGCGCTATAAGTGCGGAAACTCAAATAAATTCCAATATGAGTTTAGATAAAGATACAGTAGCTGCATATAGCCAGATAGTAAGTAATTTCCAAGGCTATAAAAAAAGAATGATAGATAGAGGTACTAATATAAAAGCAGGTCTAGATCCTTTAGCTAATAGTATTAGTGGAGATATTGGTAATAAATTTGATTACCAAGGAGTAGGTCCTGAAAACACTAAAAGCCAAATAGTAGCTAACACTCTTTTAGAAATGAAAATACCTGGTGTTAAAGCTACAAAAAAGTACGAAAGAACTAGTTTTGATAAAGGTGATAGTTATTTAGATATGATGCGTGTTGATGCCGAGGTAGACCTTAATAGTGAAACTTTTAAGCTATGGAAAGATTCTGGATTGCTAAGTGAGGAAGACTTGTGGATAGAAGACGGAGCTACAACTGGTACTTTTTCTTGGTCTAGAGATATGGATACATGGGGTAAAAACGGAAGTTTAATTACAACTATAAATCCCGGCGAACAAACAGACGAAATTTTAGTTTCATCTGGTTTTACTAAAGAAAATGGCGATATTACTGATAAAGGTTTTAATACAAATATTATATACAACAATAGAGATGTTGATGGGGGTGTTGCTAGGCGCCCAGAGTCACACTTTAATCCTGACATATTAAGAAATAATATCGCTTACAGTTCTCAATTAACTGCCGCTGCAAAAGGTGTTTTAGCTATGCCTCTTGACGAGCAGATGAAGTACATTCAAGGTAATCTTGATTGGGGCACTATAGAACAATCTGATTGGGCAAGCTCTAAAATTTCTGAAAAAATAGCTTTTTTAGAAGAGCAAAGATTTCAAAAAGATTTAGAGAAAATAGTTTCTGCTAAAAACGGCGCAATGGGTACTAGGCTAGCTACATCTAAAGACGTTTTAGAATATAAAAAAGAAGGTATTCCTTTAGAAAAAGGGGATACAGTTTATTTTTCATCTGGAAAAGAAGTTTATACCAAAGGATTAAGTAGTGAAGCAGAAACACCAGAACCACCAGTTAACGGTGGTAAAGATTTTTATAATGAAGTGAAGAAAAACCCTATTGGTATGTATCAAGAATATGTTGGTGTAGAACCAATATTTAATCGAGAAAAAAATACAATAACAATTGGTAAAGAGTCTGTTAGTGGTTACGATAAAGATAATCCTCAACTTACAAAAGACGTAGTTTACAACATGAACGACTCTACAGATAGAAACAGGTTTTATCTAAATCTTTTAAGAGCTTCGGAAAGAACTAAAGGTACATCTATTCTATCAAAAAAAGAACAAAAAGGATATGAAGACGCTTTAAGAAGTGATACTAGCTATAGATCTTCTAAATTAAATAAAAAGAAAAACGAAGCAAAAGCAAAAGCAAAAGAAAAAGCTGATGCTAAAGCAAAAGCAGAAGCTGAAGCGCTTGAAAAAGAAAAAAACGAAGCTGAGGTTTTTAAAGTTGACCAAAAAAGAGGAAATCAAGTTACAAAAAGAAGTTAATAAAAGTAAAACAATATGCCATACTATAGATTGAAATCAGGTAAATTAATTAATGTACCTGAAAATTTACTTGAAGATTTTAAGAGTTCTGAACAATTTGAAGGAGCTGTGCTAATTGAAGAAGAAGTTAAACCAGTAAAGACAGAAGCTGTTGCAACGGAGGATGCAAGTGTAACAGCTATGGATTCAGCATCGGAAAATGGTTCTTCGGAGCCACTGTCAAACGAGCAGGCTAGTTTCAATTACGAGCAAAGAACAGGTAATAAACCTGGTTCTATAATGGATTTAACTGATGATGACTATATTGAAAAAGGTCCAATGGGTGAAACCCTGCTTAGAAAAAATAGCTCTGGAGTTGTTATAACAGATTATGAAGAAATAAAGAAGACATTAAAGAAGACACCTGAAGCTAAACAAAAATTAATTAAATTAGCAACTAAATATGCGGAAGACGGTCTCGAAGGTGATGTGTTTGATACTTGGGAAGATGCTAGGCAATATATAGATGATCAGTCAGACAAATTTGATGAAGAAGCTAAAGCTGAAAAAGAGCAAATATATAAGTTTGATGATAACTTTAAATTAAAAGATAAAGCTATAGAACAACTAAGAAAAGACACTGGAAATACGAGTAACACTTTTGATACTCCTTTTTCTGAAGGACTTTTTAAACAAGGACTGCAAGCTATTTCTGGCAACTGGATAAACGATGCTAAGACCGATGTGCCTTCACAGGTAATAGAGCTTGAAGACAGTTTAGAAGGAGCTATTGCTGGAGGTGAAGACGTTAGAACTTTACAGAAGCTAGCGCAAGGTAAAATGAATTTGCAGGATAAGGAAGCTTTAATAAATAAATACAGAATACCTAAAATATTAGAAGTACGTAAGGAATTAGTTAAAGAATACGATGCTTTAAAACTAGAAACTGAAGATGTTTTTGGTGATTTAAAAAGACAAGAATCATCCTTAGTTAGAAGTATGAATCTTATAAAAAACAATAAACCTGCAACTGGCTACACTCAAGAGACTGTAGATAAATATAATGGTTTATTAAAACAATACAACTCTCTAAAAGATACGTTTAAACAAACTTCTGATAGATATAAAGGTAAGCAAGAGTCTTTAAATAAGAGTCAAGAAGTTATAAACGCTCAATGGGGTGTAGATATAGCTAGAATGGCTTTGAAAAGTAACTTTAAGTTAACTGATGATGTAAAAAAATACACAGAAGCTTTTTCCGGTGATGGAGTTTTTAATTGGGCTGTTGATCAAGTAGGAGGCACTGCTCAAGAAATGGTGAAACTAGCTGGCCAAACAGTTGTTGGATTCCCTGTTTTTGTAACAACTGCATTTGGAGACTTGTTCACGGATGATGACACTTATAGTAGCTTTGACTCTATGAGGGATACTTGGGGTGATTTATTAAACTTTAACGTGGTTCCAGACTCTAAGGATGAAAAATTTAACATCACAGATGGCGAAGGTAACCTTAAGGAGTTTAGTGCTAGAGCATGGAGTAAAACAGCTTTTAATATGATTCCTTTTACAGCTGAGATAATCAGAAATGTAAAACAAGGTAAATTTACAGGGTATAGAGAGGGTTTAGGTAAAATGCTTTCAAATTATACCAAAGCAGGAGCTGTAACAAAGTCTGCTCAAAACATGAAGAACCTTATTATATCCAGTGATGCTGCTTTTAGGATGACTATTTTGAATAATTCTATAGAAGCAAACAAAAAAGGTTTAAGTGGTCCTGCTGGGGATTTATATGCTACAACTGTTTCTTTTACAGAAGGTTTGGTTCAAGCTATAATGCCTGATTATAAGTTTATAAAAGGTGGTGCTGGTAAAGAAATAAAAAACGCATTATTTAATTCTTTAAAAGGATTGACTACTAAAGAAGGTACTAAAGCAGCAGTTAAAACATACACAGGAAATATGTTTAAAGAACTTCTCGAAGAAGAGGTTACTTTTGGAATGAACATTATTACAGACATGGCTTTTGGCTTAGGCGCATTAAAGCAAAATGAGTTTGTTGATGAGCAAATAAACTTAATAGCTGGAACTTTTATGCTTAGCGGTGGTATGGGTCTTGCTGGTGTTAAAAACACTTACAATGCTCAGAAAGCTCAAATATATAAAGATATATTTAACAACTTAAAGTCTACAGATTTATACTTTAAAACTATGCTAGAGACAGCTACAGATCCTAGCCTTATAGAAGATATAAATAAAGCCAGAGTGTTTGTTAGAGATGTTGCTAGCGTCATGAATACGGCTCCAGAAGACGTTTCATCTGATCAGATAGAATTATTAATTCAGAAAAAGAAATTAATAGAGAAAAAGAAAAACACAGACTCTTCTTTTCATGGTCCTATAAACGATAGAATTAAAGAAATTGATAGTGAAATAGAAAATAGCAGTATAAAAAGAAGTATAACTGAAAGATTTGATAAAGATGTAAGTAATTTTGCAAAGTCTTTAAATTCTATTGGTCAAAAAATAGATGAAACCAAAATATTTGAGGACGATCAAGATGGATCTGCCGATGATAAAATGGAAGAATTTTTAATAAGCGTTGGTCAATCTAAGGAGTACGCTAAAGAAACTAAAGATTCTTACGGAACATTTGTAGTGGATGCTGATGGTAAAGAAATTTTAGTTATAAACAAAGCTTCTGCACTTAGTAATAGAGTTGTTACAACTGGTCAACATGAATTTTTACATAAACTTCTAAAAGCTTCTATGTCATCAAAACCAGAGCTAGTTCAACAGGCTGGGGAGTTGCTTTTAAAAGAAATACTAGCATCCTCTTCATCCTCTTCAAGTATTGTAGCACGTATAGAAAGCTATGCTACTGATAATAAAATTACTGTTGAAAAGTTCTTTGAAGAAATTCTTCCTTTATTCTCAGAGGCTGTAACTAACAAAGAGGTAAAACTAAATGAGTCTAGTATAACAAAAATACAGGATTTCTTTAGACGAATTTTTCAAGACTTAGGCCTTAGAAACATAAGATTCGATAAAGCTGAGGGGGTTATAAACTTTATAAAAGATTACAACAAGGCTTACAGTAAGGGTAATTTTAAAGGATCTTTGAAAGCACTTGCCGGTAAAGATGGAGATGGTAAAGTGAGCGGCGTTAGTTTATCTAAATCAGTTTCAGAACTTAACACTGAACTAGAAGATTTAATAGACAGAGAATTTGAGATGGACGAAGGAGACTTTGATGCTCAAAAATCTAACTTAGAATTAAAAATAAGACAAGCTAAAAAACCTAGTGTTAAAAAAGAATCTTCAACTAAAGAAAAATCAGCTCCTAAAAAAGTATACGATAACGAAGGTTTAATAGAAACTATAAAATCAAAAGATACTTCTATCAAAGAAAAAGCAAAAGCTGAAGCTGATTTAGTTGAGTCTTTCGATAACATGGCTTTAAGAGCTATAAAGTACGATACTAGAAAAGGAGATTATGATAGAGACGAAGTTAAAGATTATTTAAGAGAATTTCTACCTAGAATAATAGAGTCTTATAAACCTGGAGATTCTAAGTTTTCAACCTGGGTATATAATAACATAGCACCCAAGGCTCAGCAGACTTACGAAAAGTTTAGAAAGATAGCTGATAAAAGTCTTGATGTAGAAGCAGGTGGTGTTGGATCTGTTAAAGAAATGTCAGGTGATGTTAATACGTTATATGGAAGCGACAGCAAGCCTAGCGATTTAAAAGATTCTACTCAGAAGATGATAAAAGCTACAAGCTTTGGTCCTATAAGTGATCCTTCGATACTAGAAGCTGTAGAAAGCGTAATAGATATAAAAGAAGATGAAAGACCTAACTTCAAAAGTTTAAACAATAAATTCTTTGACAAAGTGTCTGAGGCTATATTTGGTATAAGCGGTAAGAAAGCTAGAGGTAATGCTACATTAAAATACGATAAAAGCGGTGGGTCTTCAGAGGCTAATTCCCTGCAGAACGTGTTTAAGAATGATAGTGATGTTAGAAAGTTTATAAAAACAATGCCAGACTATAATATAGCTACTAAAGAGACAGTTGTAAATGAGCAGGGTGAAACTATAGACGTATCTAGAGATACTTATGGAAGATCAATAGGTATTAATCCTAAGGTTTTAGCAATATTTTATGATAAAGTAGATGGCGCAATTCCTGGTATATCTAGTCCAAACGGAAGAAGTCTTGGTAAAACTACTCAGACAGATGTTTATAAATTAAAGTCTGAATTTACAGGTAATATATCACCTAGCTCTGTGGCTAAACTACAAAGCTTAATTGGAATAAACAAAGGAACTTTAAGTATACCTATTAAAGGTGAAGCTAGAACTGAGTTTGGAAGCATACTGACTGGATTGACTAAGATGTACATCGACAATGTTATCAACACTGTTGGTAGGTCTAAACTAGATAGTAATCAGGCTAAAGCCGATCTAGGTGCTGGTAAATCTAGTTTAATGTTTAGTAAAAATATTGAAGGAGTAGTAAGAGAGCAAGAAATAATAAACAATCTTGGCTTACAACCTGGTAGTAATCATAATTCTTTGTTAGAAATACAATTCTCTAAGAAAAAAAGAGCTGAGTACGAGAGTATTTTAATGAAAAATAGACCAGATCTAGCAAACATACCTAAACAAGTTGAAAGCTTATTTGATTGGGCTGATAAGTTAAATGTTCCAGAAAACAAAAAACCTAAGTACAAGAAATTAGCATTATATTATACAGTTAATGGTTATACTAGATTTCCTGAAGATGGTTATAAAATAGAGGAGGTTGTTAGATTGTCTAATAAAAATAAAATAGATCCGTATGCTTATGCAAATCCAGATGAGTTAATAAACAAGTTTACTGAAGAAATTAAGGCGTCAAAAGTAAATCCTGACAACATGCCAGCACTTAGTAATAAGCAAGAATTTGGAGATAGTGTAACCGTATATGACGTTGAAGATTCTAGAAAAGGCCAAAGAGCTGTTAGAAGTATAGTTGACAGCAACTGGGGTGAAAATGCTAATCCTTGGTGTTTAATAGCTAGGACTAAACAAAAATTAATTGCTAGCTTTAAAACTGAATCAGAAGCTAAGGTATTCGCAGAAAATAATAAGAACAAGCTTGACGACCTATATGTTAAATTTGAGCCTAACGCGAGAAGATGGACTGTTATGAAACCTGTTGATCCTAAAAACATAATGAACATAGCATGGACACATTGGCAACAGTATAATCGAAATGCCACTGGCTACGGTTATAAAATAGCTTTTCAAAAGGGTAAACTATTGTCTCTTAGAGATGGTGGCGCAGGAGATCCTGGTGCTGTAGAAATTGATGACAATGGTGATGATACAAGTGATGAGGTTCAGTGGTGGGATAGATTTGATAAACCATCAGACAACCTTACTGTAGACTTAGGTAAAGATAAAGATACTGGCTACAAGATAATTGGCTCGATTGATTATGAAGGTAATTTTGATATTACTGGATATGGTGAAGGTGATTTCATGAGCAGAACAAGTGATTTTAAGCTTTACGATGCGGATAAAAGCCTTATTGAACAAAAAGATTTTAAAGATGGTAAAATTTCTTTTTGGTTAAAAAATGAACCCACTAAAATGAATAACGGTGGGCGAGCTGTTACTAAAATTGAAAGTAAATATACTGATGGAGTGTTTGATTCATCAATATCCACTGTTAAAGACTTAAGAACAGGTAATATTGTTACGAAACGCACGATTTCACATACAACGTTAAGCGAAGATAGTTATATAAAGGAGGAAATAGTAGTTGGTAAAAATGGTAGGTCACCTACAGCGCCAAAAGTAACTACAAAAACTATAAAAATAATAAATTCTTCTGGACAAACCACCAGAAACATAGATATTTTTTACGATGAAAGAATTACAGACGGTGTAAGTGTTGTTAATACTGATAGAATGGCTGAATTAGAGAGTATTAAAAAGCCTTTTATTTCACTTAGCAAATCTGTAAATAAAGCTGCAAAATCTAATAATAACATGTTACCTGAGTCACAAAGGCTAACAGGTGATTTTACAAATCAAGATGTTTTAGATAGAATGGGTGAGCTAGATGACGAGATTAATGAAGCTGAACTTAAATTCTCTAAAAACGCAGCACCTAAACTTGATAAAGAGTTTAATGATATAATAGAAAATAAAACCGGTATTGCTTCTAGTGAAACAATTGCAGGTGTTAAGGCCGGCTTAATGGGTAAGAAAAAAGGTAGGTTTAACTTCTTTATTCCTCCGTCGGCAGAAGATTTTATGGGTTTATTGTATGCTACTTTAGGTGAAGGTAGTGTTGGTAATTCTCAAATGAAATGGTATAAAGATAATTTAATAGATCCTTATGCTAGAGGAGTTGAGAATATAACTAGAGATAGAAACAATTTAGGTAGAGACTTTAGAGCTTTAAAAAGAGATTTAAAAATTGTACCTAAAAACCTTAAGAAAAAAGTAAAAGGTAGTCTTTTTACAAGAGAACAAGCTGTACGCGTATATATATGGGAACAAATAGGTGAAAAAACACCAGATTTATCTGAAGCAGATATTGCTGAGTTAGTTGAGTTAGTGGAATCTGATCCTAAATTAAAGTTATTTGCTCAAGAAATAATGAAACTTAATAAAGGTAGAGCTTATGTAAAACCTTCGGACAAATGGGTCACTGGTACTATTACAACTGACCTTTTAGAGGCTTTAAATACCACTGGTAGAAAAGAATATTTAGAATTATGGCAACAAAATGTAGACATTATATTTTCTCCTAAAAATCTAAATAAGCTAGAAGCTGCTTTTGGTGAGTCTTATAAAGAAGCTATGAAGGATATTTTAAAAAGAATGAAGAGTGGTAGAAACAGAGGTTTTGGTAATAAACAGGTGGAGCGTTTCACTGACTGGATAAATGGATCTACGGCTGCTATTATGTTCTTTAACACTAGATCTGCTACTTTACAGCTAATATCTGCAGTTAACTTTATAAACTTTGGCGACAATAATATTATAGCGGCTGGTAAAGCTTTTGCTAATCAACTTCAATTCTGGAGTGATTTTAAAACATTATGGAACTCTGATTTCTTGGTTGAAAGACGTGATGGCTTGAAGATAAATGTAAATGAACAAGATATTGCTGACGTGGCTAAAGAGAGTGGGGTTAGAGGTGTTATTAATAAATTACTTAAATTAGGTTTTACACCTACACAGTTAGCAGATAGTTTTGCTATTGCATCTGGTGGATCTACTTTCTATAGGAATAGACTTAATTCTTTAGTGAAAGGAGGCATGAATCCTATAGCTGCAAATAAACAAGCAATGCGAGACTTTAGAGAGATAGCAGAAGAGTCTCAGCAGTCAAGTAGACCTGATAAAATTAGCCAGGAGCAAGCTGGACCATTAGGGCGTATTGTGCTAGCTTTTGCTAACACTCCGGCTCAATATGCACGTATAATAAAGAAATCAGCTAGCGATCTTAAGAATGGCCGAGGGGATGCAAAAACTAATTTATCTAGGATATTATATTACGGTGTTGTGCAAAATCTTATTTTTAACTACATGCAACAAGCTTTATTCGCTTTAATGTTTGAAGACGATGAAGAAGATAAAAGTATTTTAGATGAAAAAGTACCAAAAGCGATAAATGGTATGGTTGATGGTCTTTCTAGAGGTACTGGTGTATATGGAGCTATATTTACCGTTGTGAAAAATACAAGTATAAAGCTTTACGAAGAATCACAAAAGAAAAATTCTAATTACAAAGATAAAATTTTAGAAGTAGTAAGAATATCACCACCTATTGCATCTAAATTACAGAAAATGCAATCAGCAGGTAGAGCCTTTGATTGGAATATAGATGAAATTAAATCTAAAGGTTTTAGTTTAGATAATCCAGTGTTTTTAGCAGGTGGTAATGTTGTTTCCGCATCAACAAACATACCGCTTGATAGAGTTGTAAAGAAGTTAAATAACCTAAAAGCTGCTTCAGATGCAGAGGTTGCAACTTATAAAAGAATAGCATTGCTAATGGGTTGGAATGAGTGGGAATTAGGATTGACTGAGAAAAAATCAAAAACTAAATCTAAATCTAAGGCGAAAAAAACGGGTATTAAAAGACCAACAGTTAATCCCCAAGGAAAAATATCTGGATATTAATGAAGTTAACAAATAATTTTAACTTAGAAGAGTTTGAATGCAAATGTGGGTGTAAAATGCCTGAGTTTGTAAAGAAAAACATAATTGAATTAGCAGACAATTTACAGGTTCTAAGAGACTTTGTAGGTAGATTAGATCTAACCAATGCTTATCGCTGTAAAGAACATAATACTGACGTCGGTGGATCTACAAATTCACAACATTTAAAAGGTAAAGCCGCAGACATTAAGTCAAAACAATTTAGCCCTAGCGAGATAGCTACTATTACAGATGATTTAATGAAAAATGAGTCATTTACACTAGGTGGAGTTGGAATATACAATACATTTACACATGTAGATATCAGAGGAACAAGAGCCCGATGGAGTAAAACAACTAAAAAATAAAGATATGGAAAAAAACAGAGAATGGTGGGATAACGAAGCTAGGTTAAAAGCTTTAGGTAAAGGTCATAATAGTCCTTTTCAAATGAAAAAATCCTGCTGGAAAGGTTTTAAAAGAGTATCTGGAACTAATAAAGGAGCTAAAGGTAGTTGTGAAAAAATATAATTATGAAAAAGAACAGACTAAAAGAAATAGTAGGTGAATTACAAAATGCTTCTAAAATGCATTTAAGCCAGTCAAAAGAAATTGATAAGCATATAGATGATATGGAGTCACCTCTTAATTTAAAAATATCATCAAAATGTAAAGCAGCTGCTAAAAAGAAGTTTGATGTATATCCATCTGCTTATGCAAACATGTGGGCTTCAAAGCAACAAAAAAAAGGTAAGTGCTAATGGCTTTCTATATAGATAATCCTTTTAAGCAGAAAACAAAAGGCGGCGGCACTAGAAAAGTATGTCTACCTAAAGCTAAGATAGCCAGTATGAGTACTGAGGATAAGCAAAAAGTTATAAACGCCAAGAAGTCTGCTGCTAGTAAAGGTAAATATAAAAGATCTAGTAAAAGCAATGTTACCGGTACAGCTAGCAAAAACCTAAAAGACTGGGTAAGGCAAGACTGGAGACAAGTCGGTGACCCTAGTAAAAAATGTGGAGAAAAATAAAAGAATAGATTATGAAAAATAAGTTTGAACCTCATAAAATGTATGGCAAAGGCGGTGTAGTTAAATTTGTTAAAACAATTAAAGAGCATTTAGCTTTAAAGAAAAAAGGCTTTGGCCATACTAAAAAAAAATAAACTATGAAAAAATTTATTGACAATTTACAACACCAATGGAATAGATTAATGTATAAATTAATGTTTCACAAATACAAGGAATAACACACTGGGCGTACCATACCCAAAATTCCTGTAACCAGAAAGGGGACCTCAAACGAGATCCCCTTTTTTAATTACATACACTTCATGTGTAT